CTAGTCCGCGTCGATGGACCTCGTGTCGGTCGGGTCGTCCAGGGCGGCGCGAGCCCGCACGCTCTCGCCGTCGACGGGGAGCAGGCACGTGAGCGCGTCCAGCACGGCGTCAAGCTGCTCGGCGGCCGTCGCGCGGGCCCATGCTCGGGCGGTCTCGGTCCGGGTCATCTCCGGGTCCGTCGCGTCCGCCTGCACGTAGGCGTCGTTCGCTTCCTGCTGGGGCAGCGTGTCCCGGAGCGCGCTGATCATCGTGCGCATCTCGTAGAGGGTGCCCGCGTAGCGCTCCGCCGCGATGTTCCGTTCCTCTCGGGATGCCTCCGGGGTCAGGGCCCACTCCCGCAGGTCCGCGTGGCTGTCGATGGCGCGCAGGGCGTCGGTGAGGGGGAGGCTCTCCGAGTCGGTGAGCGGGCAGGAGAGGCCATGCTGGGCGGCGGCGCGCAGCCATCGGGCGCGGTCGATGCCGTGGCGGGCGGCCTCGCTGTTGATGCGGGTCAGGGTGTCGGCGGGGACACGGGTTTCGATCTTCGGGCCGATCGAGGGGCGGCCGCCGGCGGGTGTGGTCATGAAGGTCTCCTGGGTGGGGTGGTCAGCGGGCGTCGAGGGTCGCGCGGATGCGGGCGCCGCGCGCGGACAGGACGTAGTAGTGGCGGCCGTTGATCTCGACGGTGTCGAGGAGGCCCTTGCTCCGCCAGACGTTCACGCCGAGGAACGTGGAGGGCCAGCGGTAGGTGCCGATCGGGAAGGCGAGGACGTAGCGGTCGGCGAGGGCCGCCCTGTCGGCGCGGCGGGGGGTGTAGCCGAGGCGGGCGCGGCGGATGCTGCGGAGGATCGTGGGGTTCAGGTCGCTGGTGTCGGCGGGCTCGGGCATGCGGCGGGCGCCGATCTCGATCCGGCGGGCGAGAGAGGCGGCGTCGATGATCCAGCGGCCGGCGGCCTTGACGGCGGCGATGACGCCGCGGCGGCACCAGGTGCGGATGGTGGCGACGGTGACGCGGGCCTGCGCGGCTGCTGCGGTGGTGTTCATCGTTCCCCCTCCCTGCGGACTTTCCGCATGCGTTAACTCTAGCGGAGGGTTTCCGCATGCGTCAACTGGGTGGTGCGGGAAAGACGAAACCGCCCCCTGCCCTCCCCGAAGGGAGAGCAGGGGGCGTCGTCGTCTCAGGACACGTCCGGGTCCACCGGCGGCAGCGGCGCGGGCTCCGGCGGCGGCTCCACCCACCCCAACTCCACCAACGTCCCCACGTCCGCCGCACCCTCATCACGCCGCGGCACCACCGGCCGCGGCTCCGGCACCTCCACCATCACACCGCCTCCCGATCCCGCCGCTCATGCTGCGCCCGCAGCACCATCCGCGTCCGCTGCACCATCAGCCCAGCGATCGCCACCACCACCGCCGTCCGCACACACCGCAGCACCGCCGCCGGACAGCCCTGCGGCCACACGTTGATCGCCACCGTGTACCCGAACAGCAGCGTCAACGTCACGCCGACGGCCATGAGGTGCCGGCCCGTCGCCGACCGCCACCACGCGGCCCGCACGTGGTACACCACCACGAACCCGGCACACACGATCGCCGCCATCGCGGACGCGGCCACGTTCAGCCACATGTCGATGCCCCACTCCCTCACTGCGCCCCTCCCTCCAGCGCGTGGCGGATGCGCTCGGCGAAATGGTTCTCCTGCCGCTCCGCCCGCAGCCGCTCCACAGCCGCCCGCACAGCGGGCCGACGTGCCTCCGCCGCCTCGCGCGCCTCCCGCGCCCGGTCCAGCGCGCCCTCCGCCGCGCGCTGCCCCGGCGTCGGCTCACCGCGGCGGACCAGCCGCCTGATCCACCCGACCATCCGGCGTCACCTCCCCCCGACCCTTGGGGCGGGGCAGGCTGTTGAGCAGCTGGTTCCCGAGGCGGGCCATCTCCAGCAGCTCCTCCACCTGCTCCCGCTCGGCCTGCCGGGCCCGCTCCGACTCCGTATGCGCGGCCCGCCACATGTCCCGCTCGTCCCGCATGTCGGTCAGCGTCGAGCGGGGCACGAGACGGCCGGTCAGCACCAGCAGCACCACCAGCGTGAGAACCGCGGTCGGGCCCGCCTCGGCCACGGAGAGGCCGAACACCTCAGCACCCATCGGCCCGGCCTCCCCTCGTCGTGCGTACGGTCACAGGGTCAGGCCACCGGCCCCGCCGTGCCGCGCCGCGTGGGCGCCTCCGTGACGCCGGGCCCGGCCGGGCCGACACCGGACGTGACGATCGCGGTGAGCAGCGCGAGGACCGCGGCGAGCGCGCCGACCGAGGCCGCCTCGCCCCAGTCGACATCGAGGATGCCGAGCCCGTCGGCGCCGACAGCGGCGAGGACGGCCTGCGCGAACGTGCGCACCATCCGCTCCAGGGTCGCCTTCCAGAACGCTGAGGTGGTCATGTGGGTCTCCGATCTGAGGGGTCTGCTGTTACTCGGCGAGGCGCGCGGCGAGCTTCTCCGCCACCAGCTCCGCGATCCGGTCAGCGAGCGCCGGGGCCGCGGCGAGCCGGTCCGCGATCGCCGCGACGTGCGCGTCGGTCAGCTCCGGCGCGCCCACCTCGGCCACCCGCGCGCCCAGCTCGCCGAGCCCGGCCACCGCCGCGGCGCCGTTCACCGCCGAGGTCTTGCTGTGGTTGGCGGCGTCCGCGACGAACTGCCGCATGTCCCGCCCGTCCAACGCCTGGTTCCGCCAGGCCCACACGGCGTGCGCGACCTTCTGCACGTCCTCGCTGGTCAAGGGCATGTCGTCCTCCTTGCCGCCGGCCGCCCGGCGCTGAATCTCGGGGAACAGCTCCTGCCGGAACTGGGTGATACGGGCCGCGCCGGGGCAGGCCGTGCCGCCCACCGACCACGCCGCGTGCAGCGAGTGGTAGCCGAACCCCGGATCAGCCGCAGACCGGCAGATCCTGAGCGGGATGCCGTGCCGCTGATGCAGCCACACCCCCAACCTGACCAGCTGCTCCAGCTGCGCGTCGGTCCAGGGGTCGGAGTGCTTCAGGTTCGATGCGGTCTCGATGGACACCGCGCCGGTTCCGTCCGGGCGCCGGTTCGCGCCGGCGTTGGCGTCGGCGCGGGTCTCGGTGCCGATGTACTGGGCGAGGTCACCCTCGAAGCCCAGCCCGAAGTGCGATTCGAGGTTGGAGCTGTCCCGCCAGAACTCGTACGTGCGCCGCGCCGTCCACGGCGCCGCCAGGCTGTGCACGATGAACTGCGTCGGCCGGATCGCCGCCTGCGCGTCCGACTCCGGCTGCAACTCCATGCGGGTGGCGCCCGGGTACCAGGCCATGGGGAGCCCTCCGATCAGGGGTTCTTCACGATGACGTTGGCGGCCCCGGACTCCGCCCAGTCGAGCTCGGCCGGCACCGAGTGGCGGCCGATCGCGTACGACTCCGGCGGCGCCCACGCCCCGTACGCCCGGCACGCCGACCGGGCCATGTGCCGCGCCTGCGCCGCATACGTGCTGGGCACCGCGTACTCCACCGCCCCGGGCACCTTGCCGATCTGCGAGCGGCGCACCACCCACCGGCCATCCGTGATCGTCCCCGCCACGACCAGATTCCGCAGCGCCTGGCCCAGCGCCGCGTGCGTCGGGTCCGGGTCCGTCCAGTGCGTCGTGTAGTGCCCGGCGCCCGGATACTGGGCCTCGTACTGGAGGATCAGCCGCTCCGCCTCCGCGACGGTGATCGTGGAGGATCGTTCCGGCACCCGCAGATGCACCCGGCCCGCCGGCACCCCGAGCTGAGCGGCCGCCCGCAGCAGCTCCCGGTCGCGCGCCTCCGCGAACGCCTTGTAGTCGAGGGGCGCCGCTATGCCCTCCCGCTGCGGGTAGTGGTAGCCGCCCCACCAGCCGTTCGGCTCCGTCCCGTTCAGGGCGTGCCGGATCGCGCTGGTGGACCCGTCGGAGCCCAGCACGATGTGCACCTCCCGGCCGACCAGCGCGTGGTGCGCGATGACCTGCCCGGCCCACAGGGACTCGTCGTCCTGGTGGCCGGTGTAGAAGAAGAACGCCCGGCCGGTGGCCAGGGGTACGGGGTCAGACAAGGGTGCTCCAGGGCATAGAGAAAGCCCCGGCCGGTCGGCGCGGGGCGGGCAGGAAGAGGGGGGGTCAGGCGGCGACGGCGAAGTACCAGAGAGGCACCGCCGACCAGTTCGCGGTGGCGCCGTCCACGGACGACTGCACGAGCACGGAGAACCCGGTCGGGCTCGCGCTCGGCACGCGCGGTATCCACCGGCTACTCGCCCCGCTGGACGTGGCCAAGTTCACGAACACGTACGGCGTCGAGGACATCGCGGACGAGAACGTCACGTTCGCGGTGTACTGGTCCAGGCCGGACCCCGACACGGTGAACGCCCCGAACCGAAACTCCGGCACCACCGCCACCCACTGCGACGTCGTGCCGTTGTACCGGTACAGGCGCTTGTTGTCCGCCAGCGTCGAGAACATGCCGTCCACAGGACTGGGGACGGCCGCCGCCCGCGCGGACGCGGACGCGAACCGCAGCACCCCATGGCTGATCGACTGCTCGATCGCCGTGGACAGCGCCTCGACGTCCGGGACGTCGAGGAGGTTGGGCAGGTCGATGGACTGCCCGTAGACATCGGATCGGGGCACGGGCCCTCCACAAGGGGTCAGGTCAGCCGGTAGTGGCTGAGCACGTCGTATTCCGCGTACTTGCTGCCGGTTCCGGGCAGCGCGGCGCTGTAGTCGCCGAGGGTCACGGTGCCGTCGGGGTTGATCGTCATCACGCCGTAGTAGCCGGTGCCCGAGGCGGCGGCGACCTGCACCGTCACCCGCACCCTGTTCGCGGGCCGCGCCTCGGCCGGCAGTGTCGTCACCACCGCGCCGGCGGCGAGGGTCCCCGACATCGACGCCATGCCGCTGAGGCTCGCCGTGCCGTCGCCGTTGAGCCGGTACGCCGGCGTGTAGTACCCGGCCGTCGCCGACCAGCCCGAGGCGAGCGTCAGCGGCACCCAGCCCCCGGCCGACGCCGCCGCCATCCGGCCGTGCGCGTACCAGCCGCCCGGCCCCGGCGAGATGAGCACCAGGTCCCCCACCGCCGGGCCGGTGTAGGTGGCCAGGCGGCGGGCAACGAACCCCTCCACCGTGGTGACCGTGCCGTCCGTCCCCACGGTGGCGACGGTCGCCTGCCGCATGCCGACCGGCGTGTCGGTGGCGATCGCGGCCTGCGCCTGCACGGCGGCGGCCATCTCCTGCCCGATCCTCATCGCCGTCGGCCTCATGTGCCCTCCTTCGCGCTGATCGCCTGCACCTCGAAATCCCCGGCGTTCACGCCGAGGTCGATGCCGAACGCGGCGGCCTGGACCAGGTCGGGCGGCCCGGACGGGTACACCACGCGGATGATGTCGCCGGCCTCCAGCGCCGGGTTCGCCAGGGAGCGCAGGTTCGCGGTGGCGTTCGGCGCCATCAGCTGCTTGAGCCGCAGCGACGCTGCCGCCTCGCACGCCGCCTCCGTCGTCAGTGCCGACGAGGAGATGAACGCCGGACGGCGTCCGAACGGCCCACCCCACCGCGTCGGGCTGCCGGGGTCGGAGTCGACGACGAGCTTCGCGACGGGCGCGGTGCCGGTCTCCGCGGACTCCCCGCGCGCCAGCACCCCGTTGTGCACGCCGCGGCTGGCCATGCCGCGTTTCGCCGACACGTACACGCCGCGTTCGCCCGCGGCGACCGTCCACGCGGGCGGGGTGGTCAGCAGGTCCGGCAGCGCGGCGATGACGAACTGGCCGGCCGCGTCGCAGTACACCTCGGCGCCCACCACGGCGCCCAGCTCCCGCACCGCCTCCCACGGGTTGGCCTCGATGTCCCACGTGCGGGGGCCGATCGCCGCGTCAGCGACACGGCTGACGACCACGGCGTCCGGGATGGAGCGGACGATGAGCGCGGTGATCGCGCCGATGGCCGTGCCGGTCGCCCGATACGGCGTCACGAACCGATCGTCGGCGATGATGCATTCCAGGCTCTGCCCGGTCAGGGACACCGGCCCGGTGTCGACGTCGCCCTCGATCCCGTCGAGCCGGAACACCCCCACCGGCACCAGCTCCCGGTAGGCGCCGGCCTGCACGCCGCGCGCGATCCGCAGCTGGGCCCCGTACACGCTGAGCTTGTCGGCGGCGGTGCGCGGGATCAGCGCCGGGTCCGGGACGGTCACCGTGCAGGTGCGGCGGCACGCCTGCGACCGGTCCACCGGCACCGACCCGCCGATGATGTCCAGCGTCTCCACCCGCCCGTCGGTCCGGAACAGGGTGACCTCGGTGATCGGGGTGTACGACTCGGTCAGGGTGGTGAAGAACCGCGCGCTGGCCGCGTACATCAGGCGTCGCCTCTCTCATCCAGCAACACGCCCTCCCACGAGGCGTACGCCGCGCGCACCGCGTCCCACGTCGCGAACACCGTGAGCACGTCCTGCCACGTGCGGCCCGCCGACCCGGCCACCCCCACGGTGGTGGGCATGTCCTGCTCGATCAGCGGGAGCGTCCACTCCCGCCAGTCCTCGTGCCGGTCCGGGACGATCCTCGGCAGCGTGACGGCGCCGACGGACACGTACCGGTCCCGCTCGTGGGTGTCCGGGCCGGTCTGCCACAGCAGCACCGCCCCCGAGTCCAGCAGCCAGTCCAGCCGGTCCGTCTCGTCATCCGACCGGGTCCACACCACGAGGCTGCCCTCGTAGCCGCCGCGCGTCCCCGAGTAGACGACCGGGTTGCGGCGGCCCTGGACGCGGTGCACGGACTGCTCAATGGGCCGCTGCCACTCCGGGCTCCGCACCACCATCACGCGCACGTTGCGGCGGGGGTTGCCGGGGTCTTTCAGCCAGCACATGTCCGCATCCGCGACCGTCAGCGTCACCGTCGAGGTGTTCCGCCACGCCGACAGTGCCCCGGCCGACGTGCGGGTCTCCCCGTAGTAGCGGACCGCGACCCCAAGCGGCGCCTCGTAGTCCTCCACGCTCACCACGTCCGCGGTGAGCGGCACCCCCTCGATCAGCCCCGACGCGCCACGCACGAGGGTGCGCTGCCCGTCCGGCGTGATCCGCCACAGCGTCAGCAGATCACCCGCCGGGAGGTCCCGCAGCGTGACCCGCACGTGCGCGGTCTCGTCCACCGCCACCACCTCGGCGGTGGCCTTCACCTGTGTGAGCGCCGCCCGGTCCAGGCGCAGCACCGACGATGCGGCGGTCGCGGTCAGCGTCCACTCAACCGCGGCCTGCGTCGCGCCCGCAGGCGCGGCGATGTTGACGCCGAGGACCCACCAGCCAGGCGACGGGACCGCGCTGGACGATGTCGGCGAGGCTCCCAGGTCGGTGTCGGCCACGTCGTAGAACCGGATCGCCCTGGTGAGCGTCCAGCCGCCGGCCGTGACCTTCGCGCCGATCTCCGCCAGCCACGTCAGACCGCCCGCGCCCTCCCCCAGCGGGAACTTCGCGGACCGCAGCACGGACGTGGACGCGGTCGCCGACGTGAGCACCGCCGCATACGAGCCGTCCAGCCCGTCCGTGCCCCACGGGGTGAGCCGCGCGAGCGTCGCCGTCCCGGACACGACCTGCCACCCGGCCACGCCCTGCTCAAAGCTTGCGTCGGCGTACGGCAGCACCGACCCGGTACGCATCGGGTACGGCACGGTGATGACCGCCCCGTCGATGCGCAGCACCTGACCGGCCGTGCCGCCGGTGATGCCCGCGGCGAGCCCGACCGTCGCCGTCCCGGCCGGCGCGATCGCAGACACCCGCTGCCGGAACGTGCCCGTGGTGCCGGCGTCGAGGGTGGAGCGGGTCGCGCTCAGCTGCACCCCGGCCCCGTCGTAGAACCGCATCTCCACCCAGCAGTTCGACGACGGGCCGGTGGGCGGTGACAGGTAGATGTGCCCGTAATACTCGGCGCCCGGCTCGGCCGCGGGCCGCTCCACCGTCCGCACGCTCGCGTTGCCGGACGCAGTGACCTGCATCGCCAGGGTGTGGCCGCCACCCAGGTAGTAGGTGGACGCCCACGTGAACACCGGCACCTGCCGGGAGATCGTCGCGTTGGCGTCGACCTCCCACCCGGACGAGTCCCGCTCCACCGACTCGACGTTGAAGCTGAGCATGTTGCCGACCGTGCGGTGCGGCAGGCCCAGGTAGACGTTCTCGAAATAGGAGATCACCCCGGCTCCGGCCGGGGTCACGGCCGACACGACGACCTGCGCCTGCGTCGCCCCCGCCGGCGCGATCCCCGCCACGGAGATCCGGTGCCACGACGCCGACGCGGACGCCGTGGTCACCGACCAGGTGACCGACACCTCCGTGCCGGTCGACGACAGCCACCGGATACCGATCCGGTCCGGCACCGTCGCCCCGGACGCGTCCGCGAACGCCTGGTACTCGGTGCCGACCGTGACGGGGTACGCGGCGACGGTCCGGGCCTGCATCTCCCCGGCCGCCGCCGAGGTGAGGCGCAGGCAGCCGTCGCCGTTCCGGCCGCCCGTGCCCAGCCCGATCGTGCAGTTGAGCTTGGCCACCCAGCCGCTGGTGTTCGGGTCGACCGACTCGGTGACCTGCGACAGCAGGTTGCCCGGGATCGCCACCGTCTCACCCCCTCATGCCGGCGATCGCCGCAGCGACCGGCCGCATCGTGTCCTCGACCACCGCGTCGGCGATCTCCTCCAGGTACGCGTCGAACTCCCGGCCCCCGACCACCAGCCGCAGCCGGTCACCAGGCCGGAGCCCGCCCCCGGAGCCGGCCGAAGACGCCGTTGGCGCCGTGTATGACGGAGCCCCGGACGGCGCCATGGCTGCGGCGGCGCGCGCGGCGGCCATGCCCGCGGCCATCCGCACCGACTTCTCGTGGGGATAGACCGTGGCTGGCGAGCCGAACCGGATCAGCTCCGGCCCCTGCTCGCCCACCCACGCCCACTCGCCCGCCCGCGGGCGGCCGCCGCTGGCGTAGCCGAGCAGCGGCTCGGGGTTGATCGTCCGGCCGCCGCGCCGCGCCTCGAAGTGCAGGTGCGGGCCGGTGGTGTTGCCGGTGTTGCCGACCGCACCGATCCGCATCCCCTTCAGGACCCGCTGGCCGGCGCGCACCGACATGGACGACAGGTGCGCGTACAGCGACGACAGCCTGCCCCCGTGGGTGAGGGTGATGTGGTTGCCGTACGGGCCGCCGGAGAGCGCCGCCTGCACAACGCCGTTCGCCGCCGCCCGCACGGCGGTGCCGGTCGGAGCGGGGAAGTCGGTGCCGGTGTGGTACCCGGAGGACCACATGCGGCCCCGCACGCCGTACCGGGTGCCCAGCGCCGCCGACACCGGCCGCGCCCACGAGCCGCCCCCACCGCCCCCGCCGAACAGGCCGGTAACCGCGTTGACGATCTTGTCCTTGAGGCCGCCCAGCATCTTGCCGGGGACCTTGGCGAGCATCTGCGCCATGTCCGACTGGCCGATCTCTCGGACCTTGTCGCGGATGAACGCGGTCGCCTTCTCCCACATCGCGGCCGGGTCCGACAGGAAGTCCACGCCCGACATGACGGCGCCGCCGATCTTCTGCGCCGCGCCGCCGAGCCAGTCCAGCGCCCCTCCGACCACGCCGCCCTTGGCCATCAGCTGCGTCCCGGCCGCCTCCCACAGCGCCAGGGCCCGGCCCCGGTACTTCGGGTCGGTCGGGATCACGAACTCCGGGTGGGCGGGGTTGCCCTCGCCGACGATCGCCGTCGGCCGGTTGACCTTCATCGGCGCGGCCGGGCCCCAGCCGGGGCCGACCGTGCCGCCGGCCGCCAGCAGCTTGGGCGCGGCGGGGAGCTTGCCCAGCCCGACGAACCCGGCGACCTTGTCCCAGGTGGCCTTGATGCCCTTGGTGTAGACCCACTCGATGATGAAGTTCACGGGGGTCTTGGCGATGTCCATGACCTGGGTCCACGCCTTGCCGATCGCGTCCCGCGCGGCGCCGAACCCGGCACCGAACAGACTGACCGCCTTCGCGCCCGCGTCCAGGGCGGGCTTCAGCGCGCGTGTCCACAGCCACCCCGCGAGGTCGCCGATCGCCTTGAACGCGGGCTGTACGGCGTTGCTCCACAGCCACGACACGACCGAGCCGACGGCGCGCAGCGCCGTCATCACGCCGCCCATGGCCGGCTGGATGGCGTTGGTCCACAGCCACGACGCGAACGAGCCGATCGCCTGGAAGCTGGGGCGGATCGCGTTGGTCCACAGCCACATCACGAACGAGCCGACTGCCCGGAACACGGCCAGCGCCGCGTCGAACGACGGCTTGAGCCATGCGGTCCACAGGACCTGGGCGGCCAGCCCGATCGCCGAGAACACGGGCTGCAGCACCGTGGTCCAGAGCCATGACGCGATCGCGCCGAGCATCTGGAACAGGGCGATCACCGGCATGATCAGCACCACTGCGAGGATCGCGATGAGGATGCGCGCCGCCAGACCGATCGCCGAGAACACCGGGCTCAAGATGGTGGTCCACAGCCACGACGCGGCATCGCCGATCGCCCGCAGACCGGTCATCAGCGCCGCGAAGCCGGGCTGCAGGTACCCGGTCCACAGGGCCGACCACGCAGACTGGATGCCCGACCAGGCAGCCATGACGATCGCCCGGAACGTGTCCGACTTGTTCCACGCGACGGCCAGCAGCGTCACAAGCGCCGCGATACCGGTGATGATCAGACCGATCGGATTCGCCGACATGACCGCGTTGAGGAGACCCTGCACGATCGCGTAGCCGCGCGTCACCGCCGCCGCCGCCAGGATCACCGCACGGTACGCGCTGAACACCGCCGTCACCGCCGCCGTGGCGATGGCGTTGGCGCTCATGGTGATCGTCAGACCGGCGATCGCCACCCCGAGCGGCAGCAGCCAGGCGCCGTAGTCGCGCAGCCACTGCACCCCAGCCGAGAACGCCTCACCGACCGCGATGACCGCCGGAACGAGCGTCGCCCACAGCAAGCTCCCCGCCGCCCGTGCGGCCGGCACGACGTGCGTGTTGAGGAACTGCCCGAACGCGAGGACCGCGGGCAGCACCTCGCGGGTGATGAAGTCTGAGAGGCCCTGGAGGATCTGCCGCTTGAACGTCTCGAACGACGCCGCGACGCTGCCGTGCAGGGTCTTGCTCGTACGATCCGCCGCGCCCGACACGGCGCCCAGCGCGCCGACCGCCGCCGACGGGTCGAGCGCGTACAGGGCGTTACCGAGGTCCTCGGACTTCGTGCCGAACAGCTCGAACGCGACCGCGTTGCGGCGGGCCGGGTTCTCGATGGCGCGGAGCCTGTCCAGCACCGTGTCCAAGGCCGCGGCTGCGCCGGGGCCGCCCTTGGCGAGGGCGGCGACGGTCTTGTCGGCATCCAGCCCGAGGTTCTTGAAGCCCTCCTTGATGCCGTCGGCGCCCTTGACCGCCTCGATGCTGAACTCCTTGATCGCGTCGGCCACGACGTCGGAGTCACGGGCGCCCGCGCGCAGGCCCTGCGTCATGAGGCCGACCGCCTGGGCGCCGGTCAAGCCCATGTTCCGGAACTGGGTCGCGTACTCGTTCAGGGTGTCGATGAAGTCGCCGGACTTGTCGGCGCCCTGCTGGAACCCGACCGTGAGCAGGTCGAACGCCGCCTTGGCGTCCTTCACCAGCCCCGTGCGGATCAGCTGCCCTGCCGCGGTGGCCGCAGCTCCGACCTCGACGTCGAACGCCTCCGACAGCGTCAACGCCGACGCGGTGAGCGCCTCCACTTCCTTGCGGGGCCCGCTCACGGACAGGATGCCCGCCTGCGACAACGTCCGCAGCGACTCGTTGACCTGGTCGATGCTCTCGCCGTAGCCCTTGGAGAACACCGCCCCGGCGATCTCACCGGCCGCCTTGGCGTCCTTCGCCGACAGCCCGAGTTGCGCGGCGAGCTTCACGTTCGAGGTGTCCTGCTCGACCGCCTGCGCGAACCCTGCCGCGAACAGCGCGCCCGCGCCAGCGGCAGCCGCCAGGATGCCGGTCTTCAGGTGGCCGGTGAGCGAGGTGATCATGCGGCGGCCGGCGGTCTGCCCGGCCTCGTCGCCCACCTGCTCGCCGATCTTCTCGGCGGTCGGGGACATGTTGATCGACGCCAGGGCGCCCCGGAACGCGTCCGTGAAGCTCTCGCCCGCGTCCTCGCCCGCACGGTCCCCGGCCCGCCCGGCCGGAGAGACGAGCTGGCGGCGCAGCTCGTCGCCGATGCCGCGCACCGAGGGGATGATCTGCAGGGTCGCGTAGCCGACGTTCGCCATGGACGCCCCCTCGGTGCCGGGTGGTTAGGTGATCTCGCCTCGGGCGATCGCTGCGCGCCGCTCGGCCGCCCGCTGCCGGGCCGCGTTGCGCTTGGCGATCCGCTCGGGGCTGTTCTTGGTGCGGCGCTTCCTGGTGCCCGGCCGCTCGATGGGCGGCGGCTGCTTGGTCTGCTTGCCGCGCTTGACGCCCGTGTTCGACCGCTGCCAGTTCGCGATGCGCAGCTCGTCGATGGTGAGGGCCTGCAGGTGCTCTCCCAGCCCCCACAGCCCGTCCGTGTCGCCCTGCGCGAGGCGCGTCCGGGCGGTGGCCGGGAGCTGGCGCACCAGCACGCCAAGCTCCCGCCACGTCAGCCGCCGGCGCCCGGCCTCGTCCCGGATGAACAGGTCGGAGAGCCGGACGCCGTAGGTCTCGCGCAGGTCTGCCTCGACCTCGTCGCGGTGCTTGCTCAGGAGCCGGACGAGGCCGCCGATTCCCCCGGCTCCTGGACACCCGAGTGCTTCCGGTAGGCGTTGAACAGGGCCTTGAGCTTGTACTGGGGCAGCGGCGTGGCGCGGAAGTCGGCCCACTGCTCCTGGCCGAGCGCCTCGCGGAAGATCGCGGCCATGGCGCCCGCGTCACCGCCGTCCGCGGCGGCCAGGAGCGGCCACACGTTCAGGGCCTCCAGGTGCTGCATGGTCAGGCGCCGGTTGGGGTTGTCCTCGCTCGCCCACAGGAACCGGAAGGGGCGCAGCTCAGTCTCGGCCTGCACCGTGTTCAGGTTGAAGTCGGCGACCTCGTGGTCGGCGGGCGTCGCGGTTCCGGTCATGCTGCTACTCGCTTTCACTCTTCGTGATCTCGACGGACTGGGTGGGGATCGTCAGGCGGACCAGGCCGGACCCGGACGGGTCGAGGACGACCTCGATCGTCTCGGCCTGGATCAGCCAGGGGAACGGCCGGCCGTCGATCTCGACGCCGGTACCGGGCTGGACGCGGATGGACTGGGCGAGCGGCACGTCGGCCGCCGCCCGGACCCGCGGTGTCTGCTCCTGCAGAAGCGCGGCCACGACCCGGCTGCGCAGGTGCGCCGGGAGTACCTCGCCTTCCTTGAGCAGGCCGAGCTCTCGGGCCTTGCGGGCCACGTCCGCGTCGGTGACGGTCAGGCGCATGTCGCGGTTCCCTTCCCCTTGATCGCGGTTCGCTGGTACCGGGGCGCGGGCGAACCGCGACGAACTCCCGCGCCCCGGCGCTCTCAGGAGACGGTGACGGTGCTCGTGTCGGTCATCCCGCCGTACGAGCCGGTGACGGTCGCCGTGCCGGCCGCGATGCCGGTGACGAACCCCGACGACACGGTGGCCGCCGCCGGGTCGGACGACGACCAGGAGCACGCCGAGGTGACGTCCTGCGTGGAGGCGTCGTCGTACGTCGCGGTCGCCACCAGCGCACCGATCTCCCCGACCGTCAGTGGCAGCGACGCCGGCGTGATGGCGAGGGACTGCAGCACCGGTGTCTCCTGCCGGTCGAACAGCACCCCGTCCGAGGTGGGGAAGATCGTCGCGGCGATCGTCGCCGACTCCAGGTCCGTCTCGTTCTCGCCGCGGTCGCCGTCGAGGTTGCACTCGGCGTACTGCGCGGTGACCAGGCGCCGCTTCTTGGTGCCCTCGCGGACCTCGAACGCGACGAGGACCTGCTTCGGGCGGGGGACCTTGAGCTGCGTGGCGGTGCTGCCCGGCCACACCAGGCGCCGCACCGTCGCGTTGTCCTCCAGCGCCGTGAAGGACTTGGTCAGCTTGAAGTGGGTGCGGCTCGTCTTCACGAGGATGCCGCCCCACGCGTACTTGTCGTCGGTGTCCTCCTCGCGCGACTCGGGGAATCCCTCGTCGCCGTCGAGGAGCCCGACGAGTTCCCACTGCGGGCCGAACGGGGTGTCGACGTCGGCGGGCAGGGGCGCGGACAGGTCGAAGGACACGTACACGTCAGCGTCGGTCCACAGGTTCGCCTTGGTGGGGTCGCCGGCCATGGCGCCTCCTTCGGGATCAGAAAAGGGGGGAGAGAGGGGGGCGTCGCGGTTCGGCTACAGCAGCACGGGCCGCACGTTCGCGAGGACCGTGAACGTCGACAGGTCGATGCCGGTGTCCGGGTCGACCGCCGGGAGCGGGCCGGTCGCCGGCCGCACCCCGCGGATCACGTCACCGGAGTGGACGATCCACAGGCCCTGGCAGAGCATCGCCAGGTCGTGGGCTTGGTCCTCGTCGACGTGCCACACGGTGCAGCGCAGCGTGCAGCGGGAGTTCGCCATCGAGGAGTGGGGCAAGTCGGAGTCCTTGCGGACCAGCACATACGGCAGACGCGGCGTCTCCGGGCTCCGGTCGGTGGGCACCCGCGTGCCCACCGTGGCGCCCGCCGCGTGAGGCTCCGGCCGCCCTGCCAAAGCCTCACGCAGCACCCGCGCCGCCGCGGCCTGCACGTCCGGGAACGCGGTGAGCGGCTTCATCGGCCCGCCCGCCAGTCCCGGACCTCGATCCCGAGCTCACCCGCCGCCCGGGTCAGTACGCCGTCGCGCGCCTGCCAGCCCATGCCGCGCACGTCGGCGATCGTGACGCTCGCCGCGCCACGGTCGGTGGTGTACTTCCTCGTCCGCACCAGCGTGCCGGGCGGCAGCTTGGCCCGGACGCGGGCACGGACGTCCTCGGCGACGCCGTCGACCATCGCCCGCACCTCGGGCCCGCCGAGGAACTCGCGGATGCCCCGCGCGTCGAGGACCAGCCGCTGCAGCATCGGCGCCTCCTATCCGGTGACCCGCTTCAGGTTGAACTCGACGTGGTGGACGCCACCGACCACGGGGTCCGGCCAGCGGGCGACATCGCCGTCGACCTGGTAGACCTCGCCGCGCCACTCAATGCGGTCCCGCGCGGTGACGTCGAGGTCGACGCCCTCGTCGGACTGCACCCGCAGCCCGGTGATGACCGCGTTCCGGTCGTCGTCGGTGCTCTCCGCCTGCACGCGCGGCTGAACATTCAACCCGCTGAGGGCCAGCCGGTCGACCGCGCCGGGCGACCAGTCCTCCACCCCGTCCGGGTTGCCGCGCGTCGGCGTCCGGCCGGCGCGGATCCGTACCGCGGTCTCGGTGAACCAGCCCATCACAGGTCCCCGCTCGTGCGGACCTTGTGCCGCTGCACAGCCTTGTCCCACTGGTCGGTCACGCCGATCGCCTGCTGCGCCCCGTAGGTGACCGACTGCCCGCCGACCGCCTTGGACGCCACCCCGATCGGGATCTTGTACATGGCGGCAGCCTTGTCGAGGACCGCCTCGGCGATGTCCTCAGGCACGACCGCCCAGCCGTGGGAGTACACCACCGTCGCGCACCGCAGCCGGTCCGGCCATCGTCCGCCGCCCGCCCGCCGCAGCACCCCGGAGGGCGACCACTCGTAGTCGGCGCCCTCGGCCAGCAGCACCCCGTCGAGGGTGACGCTGGTGACCGCGGTGGTGGGCCAGACCGGCAGCAGCAGCGAGCTGCGTCCCGTCCCGTCCAGCACGACCGTGTCGTCCTCGACCAGCGTCACCCGGTGGCCGACGGCGCCCCGGAACCGGCGCGAGGCGTTACGCAGCTGCAGCAGCAGCCGCGGGTCGTCGGCCGGGGCGCCGACCAGCACAGCGAGCTCGGCCGGGTCGGCGAGGTAGTCGTCAGCCGGCACCGCCCGGCCCGCCGTCCGTGCCGGTGGAGTCGCCCGCATCCCCGCCGCCGCCCGCAGCGCCCGTGGTGGGCGTGCCATGGGTGGTGACGACGGTCGTCGACGGCGGGATCTCCGTACGGCGCCGACGGCCGCCCTTGTTCGCGGAGGCCGGACGGGCCTTGTTCTGCGCCGTGCCGGCCTTGGCCTCGGACGCGTCGTCGGGCAGCTCGACCGTCTCCACGGGCGGCGCCTCGCCGAGCACGTCGTCTTCGCCGAGCCCGAGCCGCTGTGCGTCCTGGCTGGTCAGCTTCAGCACCGTCCCGCGGTACCGGTACTTCCTGAGCGGTCCGCCCACGGCGGACACCTCCCTCATGTTGGCGTCGACAGGGACCGTGTCCGACGGCGGCCCGCACACGGCGTGGGTTGCGCCGCATGCGGGACACCGGCCGGACGGGGTCCGCTGCGTGAACAGGGCCACCGCGGATCAGGCGGCGAGGTCGACCTCGACGAACGCGTTCGGCTGGATCACACCGAACGCGGCGCGCATCTCCGCCAGGATGACGACGAGGTTCCGCACGAAGAAGTCCAGGTGGGAGTCGGTCATCTGGATGGTGGCCTGCTCGCGGTCCCACAGGATCGCCTTGCGGAAGTCACCGACGTAGGCGGTGCCGACCGGCACGGACTCGGTCTCGACGATCGGCATGTTCCACACCGTCTGCGCGGAGCCGACGCTTGCCGGGCCACCGAAGTAGAACCGGCCCTCCAGGTCCTGGGTGAGGTCCAGGGTCTCCAGGTCGGTCGGGTGCATCAGCACGCCGTTGGGGTTGGACCGGCCGACGGTGCGGACCTTCGTCTTGGCCTTGCGGAGCGTGGTGAGCAGGTTCGTGTCGAACGCCTGCGCCTGCACGCCGCTGACGTTGGCGATGCCCTCGAAGTTCTCGCCGGTCCCGTCGCCCTGGACCATCTGGTCTTCGAGCTCCTCCTCCAGGCCGTAGCGGAGGAACGCGTCGATCAGGGTCACGACCTGCGCGGCGTCGGACACCGCGCGCTTGGTGATCGGCATCCAGTGCGCGATCGTCCGCACGGGCGCCTGGACCTTGACCGCGGCGAGCGCCGACTCCGGCTTGTAGCCGCCGCCGGCGGGCTGCACCAGGGCGCCGGCGGTGCCCGGAGCGGTCGGGGCGTCTGCGGTCGTCGCCTCGGCGACCGGCGCCGCGTTGTTCGTGAACGACGTCATGCGGACGTACTCGACGCTGTCGGACGTGGTCGTTCCCTGCGTGACGAGCTGCCGCAGACGCAGGGGCCGCTGGAAGGCGTCCAGGCCGACCTGCAGGCCGAGCTGGTCCGGCACGACGAACGCGCCACCGGACGTGTCGGACGCGCCGGTCACCAGCGCCTTGAACCCGGCCAGGCCCGACTGCACGCGCTGCTTCGCCCCGAACTGACCGTTCGGCGCGGTGGCCAGGAGGGACTTGTACTCGGCGCTCTCGATGAACTGCTGACCGATCGACTTGCCCCGGGACGGCAGCTCGAACCCCGACGCCGTCCGCCGCTTGCCGTCGTCGTCCGTCTTCGCGTTCAGGGCGATGTCGTCGCCGAGCTCCATCAGGGAGCGGCGCAGCTCCTCGTTGCCCTTGAGCTTCTCGATCTCGGCCTTCGCCGCGGTGGCCTTGGCCATGTACTCGCGGAGCTGGCCGGCTTCCTCGGCGGTGAAGTCGCGGTCCTCCTGCTCGCACTTCGCGGCGACCTTCCGGGCCTCCATCGCCCAGTGCTTCGCCTCGTCGATCCAGTCCTGCATGGTCTTGCTGGGCATGTGCTACCTCATCTCCGTGAGCGCGTCGTCGAGCAGGAACAGCTCGACCTCGGTTCGCAGACGTGAGGCGGCGGCGGCCTTGGCGGCGTCCTCGGGGGAGGGCGCTTCGCGGAGGTCCGGCGTGGTCTCGTCAGTGCTGCTGTCGGTGGTGCGGTTGGCGGCCGGCTCGCTCTTGGTGAGCTCGGCGGCCACGAGCCGGGCGACCAGGGCCCGCAGCTCGTCGTCGTCCGGTAGTCCCTTGGCGGGCGAGGACTGAGGCTCGGCGGACGGCGTGGTGCCGTCGGCCGCCGGTCCCGGCCGGCCGGTCTGGTCCGGAGTCGTGTGCTTCTCGGGGGTCGCGGACGCGAGGACCTCGCCGATCGCGTCGTGCGCCGACTTCAGGGTGTCGTAGTTGGCCTGGGACAGGACCCGGCCGGCCTTCGCGCCGCGCACGAGCCCGGCAGCCTTCGCGGCGAGGAGCTCGGTCTCCTGGTTCGCGCCGACGAGGCACGGCCCGACCTCGTGCAGCCTCAGCTTGCGCAGCTCCCAGTACCCGCCCCACCGGTTCTCGTCGTCCTTCACCCACGCCGATTCGATCTCGTCGTACGCGAAGGAGAACTGCGTGACCCTGCGCCCCTTCAGCAGCCGGTACACCTGATCGGCGGTCGGGTTGACGCCGAGGTCATCGATCTGCCCGAGGACCTCCAGGCCCTCCAGCGTCTCCGTCGCCCGAACGACGGTCCCGATGTGGGCGAACGGATCACCCCAGTTGTGCGACCAGATCACCGGGATCGGGTCGCCCTTCGCCGACCACTCGGCGAGGGTCTCGGTGAACGCGCCCGGCCGGACGACGTCCCCCATCGAGTCCTCGTTGCCGAACACCGAGACGAGCGCGAGGAACTGTCCCTCGGCCAGCCCGTCGGCGACGCCCGCGGCCTTCACCCGAGCGGTGAAATCCTTCGTGCGCACGTCAGCCCTCCTTCGCATAGTCGAGAGTGCAGTTGCAGTTCACGAGCTCCTTGACCCGGCCCGACCCGTCGCCCGGCCAGCGCAGCCCGTTGGAGAACACGTCGTCGATCGCGACCCGCTCCCCGTCCATCGCCCGATGCGACGGCCGCGGGTTCTTCCCCCCGGTCCGCCACACCTTCACCGTCAGCCCGGACGCCCCGGCCGCGTCGTGACTGCCGAACGACCGGGTCTCCGTCGCCGCGGTCTCCGCCCGAGCCGCCGCCGACGTCGCCCAGTCGGCGCCCGCCGATACCAGGCCCGCCCGCCAGTCGCCGCCCTCCGTCTGCACGGCCGCGACCGCCAGCCGCCCGGCCTCCTCGTGCTGCTCGGCGTGCGACGCGGCCGCCGCGAGGATCCACGCGAACATCACGTCCGCCGACCAGCCCTCAGCCTCTGGATTCCACACATCCAGCACCGCCCACGCCCCGAGCTGCGCCAGCCGGAACCCGTACTCCGCCAGCAGCGCGGTGAGCTGCGCGAGACGGTCCTCGTGCCCCTCCGCCCACAGCTCCAGCAGTGCCGGCACCCCGTCCGCTTTCGCGCCCGCGGCCCGCTGCAGGGCCTCGGTCTGCCGCTCGGTCCAGCGCACCAGCGCATCCGCGAACTCCTCGCGCGCCCCGGCTTCCGTGCCCAGCCCTTCCGGCCGGGCGCTCTTGACGGCACGGCGCGGCAGCCGGGCCTTCGGCGCCGTGTCCCGCGGCGACGCCAGACCGCCGGCGGTCACGTTCAGCGGCACGATCAACTCGTCGCCGCCCTCCACCCGGGGCAGGTTGTTCCGCGCGCGGATCTCGTTGCGCGTCATCCACGGCCCGCCCGCCGCAGTGGACGCCGCAGCCGCCTGCTCCTCGAAGCTCCCGCGCATCTTCGCCGCGATGTTGAACTCCACGTACACGTCGTCGGGGTCCTCCAGGTCCGGCAGGACCTGCGCGACGAACTCCTGCTCCAGCATCGCCAGCCACGGCCCCAGCGTGTCCTGGTACAGGTGGGCGTGCTGCTCCTTGATGTTGGAGTACGTGGCGTGGTCGAGGATCCCGATCAGCGGCGGCGGGATGAAGTAGGCCGCGGCGCACTCCTCCCGCGTCAGCTTCCGGCTCTCGATGTACTGGGCCTGCTCCGGGTTGAAGCCGACCGTCTCGTACTCCATGCCGTCCTCGAGGATCGGCGTGCCGCCCTCCGACCCGCCACCGTCAGCGAACGCCCGCCACATCTCCCGGAACCGGCGCTTCTCCTCCGGGCTCCAGTCGGGCGCGTCCGCCGGCCGGGTGATGACCCCGGTCATGCGGGCGCCGCCCTTCCACATCTTCGCCCGGTGCTTGGCCGCCTCGTCCGCTTCGAGGAGCAGCTCGCGCAGCGACTCGATCGGCGAGTCACCGGCGACCAGGTCGTGCGGCGAGTAGCCGTGGATGTGCACGACCTGATCAGGAGTGAGCTGCTGGCCGCTCGCCGTCTCGAACACCTCCGGAGCGATCCAGTTCCCGCCGTACGGGCGGATCAGCGTCGGCGGCACCGGCAGGATCCGCAGCCGCCCGTTCAACCGCAGCTTGATCCCGTACCACGTGTCGTACAGGGCGATGTCCGACACGATCCGCTCGACGAACCGGTACTGCGTCAGCCCCGGCATCGGCTCCGCCAGCAGCCGCGCCATCTCATGGTCGTGCAGCCGCTCCCGGTCGGTGTCGGACAGCCTGCGGAACGTGTGGATGCCGAGCTGGGCGACGTTCCGGGCGAGGAACCCGATCACCGTCCGCACCTGCGGCTGACGCCGCCAGATCTCCGCGTACTCCCACGGCGCCGCCCGGATCAGCGGCGGCGCATACCCGGTGCTGACGCCGGCGCCCGTGACGGCGAGCTCACCGGAGGACACGACGAACGACATCAGCCACCCCCGCCCGCCAGCACCTGCGTGAACTCCACCCGCGACCGCTCGATGACGACCTCGCCGTCCACCGGCTGCGGCGCCCGCCCGGCCTCCAGCAGCTGCGCGTCACGCAGCACGAGGAGCGGGCCGCGCTGCGCCCACAGAATCCCGTTGAACGCCTTGTCGGCGAGGTTGACGACCACGCGGTGCCGGACCGCGGTACGGCGCCATGCGAACCACCTGAACACGAGCGCCCCCAACCTTCCGGCCGCTCACACGACCATGATCTCTTCGTCGTCCGTGTACTTCGACTTCCGCCGCGGCGGCCGCGCGAGCACCTCGGACATCGCCGTCGCCAACGCCGACACTCCGTCGATCTTGTCGCCGCTGCTCGCCTTGTCCGGCTTCACGTTCCCCGCCGGGTCCATCGCCACCGCCAGGTTGTCGACGCACCACCGCACCACCGGGTGCCCGCCGTGCCTGAGCGCCGGCGACTCCGGGGTGCCCTGCAGCACGAGCCGCTGAATCGCCTTCATCGCAGGCGACATGGTCAGGAAGCCTTGCCTCACCTTGACCATGGGGGCCCGCTCGGAGACGAGGTCGTTCGTCAGCTGCGACGCGTTCCACGGGTCGTATCCGATCGACCGGACCCGGAACGCATCCCGGTCCCGGCGGATCTGCTCCCGGATGAAGTCGTAGTCAGCGACGTTCCCCGGCGTGGCAACCAGGTAGCCTTCGCGCACCCACCGCGACGCGGCGCCCGCGGTCCGCTTGTCCAGCGACTTGAGGTTCGCCTCCGGCGTCCAGAACCGCCACAGCGCATCCACCGTGCCGGTCTCGTCGTCCGAGAACAGCCAGCACAGCGCGCACAGGTCGCTGGTGCTGGCCAGGTCGAGTCCGCCCCACGCCTCGCGCCCGGCGAGCGCCGCCTCGTCGACCAGCCCCGCGTTCGCGTCCCAGTCCTCCATCCGCAGGTACCTGGTGCTCTGCTTCGTACGGAGCCCCAGGTGCAGGCGCAGGAACTTCGCCAGGTCCGCAGGCGACTGCCGCGCCTCGGCCGCCGCGCCCCGCAGGTACGCCGCCGACGGTGACACCCCGTAGCCGGGGTTCGCCTTCCGCCACGTGGCCTCCGCGAACGGATCGTCGCTCTCGTCCGCGCCCCAGATCACCCCGTAGGTGTCCGGGTCGGTGAGCACCCGGCGCGCCAGCTGCTCGACGTACTGCCGCTTCCGGTCGTAGATCGACTCTTGCTTGCCGTCGTCCGCCGTGGTGATCGTCGCCACGAGCGGCTGCCGGCGAGAGCCGGTCCCGGTCTCGATCGTCTCCACCAGGTCCGGCGACCTGTGGACGTGCAGCTCGTCGATGATCCCGCCGTGAACGTTCGCGCCGTGCATCGCCTCAGCGACACTGCTGACCACCGTGAAGTACGAGCCGGACGCCGGGTGCGTGATCTTCTTCGTGAACGCCCGGACGTTCCCCTTCAGCGCCGGAGCCCGCTCGGCGATCTGCCGGATCGGGTCGAACGTGAACCGGGCCTGCTTCTCGCTGGTGGCCGCGGCGTACACCTGGGCGCCCGGTTCGCCATCCGCCGCCATCAGGTACACGGCGATACCGCCGCTGAGCGTGGTCTTCCCGTTGCGTCGGGGCACGTCCACGTACAGCTTCCGGACGATCCGCACGTACCCGCCGGCCTCGTCGTCCCACCGCACCCAGCCAAACACCGGCGCCAAGATGTACGCCACCTGCCACGGGTCCGGGTCCAGAGGCTTCCCCGCCCACTTGCCCTGCGTGTGCCGAAGCAGGTGGAACGCGCGCAGCACCCGATCGACACGGTCCGGGTCGAACACCGCGCCCGGCGCCTCGCCCGGACTGGGGGTCATGGTCTTCGGCGGGCAGTCCGGCAGCGGGATTCCCCGCTCGGCCAGGTACCACGCCACCTCGGGAGACAGCTTCAGCCCCGCCAGCAGCTCCTCGTCGAGGTGCGCCGCCGGCGCCACCGTGGCGTCAGCCGGAGCCCGCGAACGGGTTCGCTTCGTCCCCATCGTCGTCTCCCTGCCGGGCGACCTTGCCCTCCGCGCTCGGGGTCAGCCCGAACTCGGCGGCCCACGCCCGCAGCTCCTTGGACGCCGACTCGATCACCGCCACCGCCGGATGCCGAACCCGGCCCTGCGAGTTCTCCGACAGCACCGAACCGTCCGCGTCCATCTCGCGCTGCGCCTGCACCAGCCGGTCCCACGTCAGGCAGTACGCCGTGAGCGCCGACCGGTCGACCGGCTTGAGCAGGTCCAGCCGTGCCAGTTCGGGGACCACCCGATCCCACTCGGCGCGCGCTTCCTCGGGCAGCCACTCCGGCGCCTCCGGCGGCAGCCGCTTGAACGCGGGCGGCTCGGTCACCTTCCGGCCGCCCGAGTCCCGGCCGGGGCCCCGGCCCTCGATGAGCTTGAGACCAGCAGGGCGGGGCTTCGGAGACGCCATGGGGTGTGCACCGCCTTCCGGGCCAAGGGGGGTCACTGGGTTGAGCGTGCGTGCTTCCAGTTGACCGCGGCGGGCCCCCTGGCGATCAGTCTCGTGATTCCGACACCCCTACCCCCTGCTGCGGGGTGCTCGGGGTCGTGGTCTTGACGTCGTCCGTCGGGGCGGGGAGGAGGTCAGCGAGGAGCAGCGGGTCACGGCCGGCGTCGGTGACGAGTTGGTGTGCGGTCTCGTGCGGGAGGCCGTGCTTGATCAGCTCGTGGTAGTAGTCCGCGAGGGCCTGTGCGAGCTTCTGCGCGATCATCGCGTCCTCCTGCGGGTCTTGTGCCTCAGCGGGCGCGACGGCGTCTGACGTTGGCGCGTGCGGCTTCGGCCTTGCTCTTCTCGGCGTGGCAGGTCGCGCAGGCGAGGCCGAGGTTGTCGAGGGAGGTTGCCGCTCCGCCTTCGCTGATGGGGATGACGTGGTCGAGTTCGTGTGGCCAGGTGGCCGGGTCGTCCTCGTTGTACGCGTCGGGGTTGGGCTGCTCGGCGCCGCAGATGTAGCAGCAGCCGTTGTCTCGGTCGGTGACTCGGCGCTTGAGGGTGCGCCAGCGGCCGGAGCTGATGCCGTACCGGGCGGCCTTGTCGTCGCGCCCCCGCCAGGGGGTGGGTTGGTGGGTGTCGCAGCGGCCGCGTGTGGTGGCGAGGTGGTGGCATTCGGGGTCGGTGCAGCGGGTGGGTGGGGTGGTGGGCATGGGTGCCGCCTCGTGGTGGGCGTGACCGGGTACGACGAAGCCCCGCACTCTGGCGGGGCTGGTTGTTTCCGGGCATGCCGGATCTGCCTTGGACTGTAAGACGATCCGTTTCGTCTCGTCAAGCTGCTCGTGTCTCGGCTGGGTGCTCAGGTCGCGGCCACGGCGAGGGCGTTGACTTGGTGGTCGGGCAGGGTGGTGCCCAGTTCGTCGCGGGCCCAGTTGGCGAATCGCCATCGGGCGGTGGAGCGGAGTTCTTCCCGGTCGGCTTCGGTGACGTCGTCCCAGCACTGGCGGGGGTATCGCATGGTGACGACGCAGAGTTCGGCTCCGACGAAGCCGGTGACGGTCAGGGTGGTGTGCTCGTGCATGGCGCATCCTGGCGTGTGCCCGCCCCGCGCGGGCGCTGTTCCGGGCGGGGCGGGTCCGAGTGCCGCACGGCAGCCAGTCGCGCGGATGGGGACGTGTCCACGGTACGGCCGGGGGGTGACAACGGCGAGGGCCCCGCCGCGTCTCGGGGTGCGCGGCGGGGCCGGGTGCCGGGCGCTACCCGGCGTGAGGGTCCAGTGTGGCAGGCGGTCAGGCATACCAGCGATCGAAGTCGATGGCCTCCGTGCCCAACGCGGCGGCGGCCAGCAGCGGCGCGTCCGGCGCGCCCGCGGCGATGGTGGCCAGCACGTCGAGGTGAAGGCCGTCGGTGAGCTGGTGGGCGGCCTCGCCGTCATCGCGGGCGTCGCGGATTTGAGTGAGACGGCGAGCGATGTCCTCGACGGTCAGGTGTGCGCCGGGCTGGTCGGGCTTCGTCATGTCCTCCATCATCTCTTCTCCTGCGCGCCGGGGACGGGCTTGTCCTTGGGGCGGATCCAGCCGCCGCGGCTGCTGTGGTAGTCGGTGGCGTGCTGCTGGCGCTGTTCGGGGGTCAGGCGGTCGCGGAGTTCGTCCTGGGGGATGGTCTTGCGGAGTGCCATGATGGGGTTCCTGTCTCTGTGGGGATGGGGTCCGGGCGCCCCCGCTTGCTTGGCGGTAGGAGGGGGCGCTCCGGCGTTTCTGGGTGGGCGTCAGACCGTGAGGCGGGCCCACAGGGTGAGGGCGAGCACGGCCGCGAGGGCGGCGTACGCGAGGTAGTGCAGGGGTCGGGTCGGCTGTCCGGGCCGCGGGGGCGGGGTGTGGGTCTGGATCTCTTCGCCGTCCGGGATGTGTCCGGCGTGGGCCCGGTCCCGGTGCCGGTCTCGCTCGGCCTCGACCTCGTGCCGGGTGTGGGCGGTGGGCGAGGTGGTGCGGCACTGGGTGCAGCGGTAGCGGTACAC